GTGGGGGAGACGCAAGTGATGGCTGACCGAACCATTGAGAAGTTTCGCAAGAAACAGGCCAATGGCGAGGTTTTCTTTAACCCTATGAATAAAGTACGCGCAGTCATTAGCGACACAACCGGGGGGGTGACCTCCCGCGTCGTGAACACTGGTTCGTCCGCGTACAATACAACTTACACTGATTCGCCCGGAATTGTCCCGTACGTGCTGAAATCTGTAGGCACGACTTTGTCGGGAACAGTACCAAGAGTGTGGTATGATGATACCATACAACCCGTTCGGCTAGCTACATTGCCGGCGGCGAGGGCGATATCTGAAGCATGCACCAAAGCTGGGGGTTTGCCCTCAAAAGCAAACCTGCTCGTGACCGCGGCGGAGTACCGTCAGCTTCTATCACTTGCACCCGACCTCCTCGGATCTTGGACCCGGTTCTTCCGTCGTGTAAACGATCAGCGAAGCAGGGTCCCTGTGGTTCGTCGCTCCTCTAGCGACGTTCAGAAATACCAGGGAGGACAGGCACCGGTGCGTTTCCTGCGTGACCAATGGAGGGATGTCGTCCAGTTCTGGCTAATCAGCCGGTTCGGGCTCCGACCCCTCATGATGGAAACAATGGGAGTGCTTCAAGCAATAGAGAAGCTACACGATCAGCATGACCGCTATACGAGTCGTGGCGTTGCCACGGCTCAAGAATCAGCGGCGTATGCTGGCGTTGTACGGATGGGGATTGGCGACTGGCAGTTCGCAACAAGCGTGCACAATGAAATACGTGTGCGCGCGATGCAGCTGTTTGAAGGGCAGTTAACCCTGGCTAAAGACGTCGGATTAGCGATTTCCAGTGTTCCGGAAGCCGCAATTGATCTTGTCCGATTTAGTTTCGTCCTCAACTGGGTCGTGAACGTGAATGACTTCTTTCGCGCTCTTGGCCGCTTCACCGATCCATCGTTTAAGTCGTTGGGTTCCTGCTACGTTGTCGATGAAACATTTTCGACAGTTTGGCAACCAACGGGTGTTACGAGCAACAATGTCAGTTACGCTGTTGAAAAGCAGCCCTCTGGCCTGTTGTCCTCGACCGTGCAGCTTCGCCGCCGTGTCGTGGGGATCACACCACCGAAGTTAGTCGTCCGCTCCTCGCCACTTAGGTGGACAAAGGATGCACGCCTCCTTGACGCAGTTGCGTTGTTGGATGTGCAGTTACGCGGGCGCAACGTCCGGGGTTTAGCTGGGCTGTCACAGCTTGGTAGAGCTTCCGGGTTTAATAATCCTTTCTAAAGAGGTTCATCATGACCATTACGGTCAACGCAAAGTCGTACACCGCCGACGGTTTCTTCGGCAACACGGTCTCCTATATCGGCCCCGGTCAATCCGGTGCCGCCAAGGATCGCCTGGTGCTGAAGAAGACTGATCCGAAGGCAACCCCGGACTTTTCTGGGGTCAACCGCTACGAAGCCAAGTTCACTCGCACGGTCACCCTCACGGGTGCCAAAACTGCGACTGGCGAAGCTTGGAAGCGTGTTGAAATCGTCACCCCGGTCGGCATGTCCGACGCGGATCGTGACGCACTCATCGGCGACGATGCAGTGTGGGAAGCCACTGCCGGCTTTAAGGCAATGGTGAAGGTCGGCCAAGTTAATGGCTAAACGCATTGGGGTGCTAACATTCGTGTTTAGCATCCTGTACGCGATCTTCGAGGTGCTTGGCGCCGTTGTAACAGCGTGCCAAGCAATCCCAGTAAGGTGAGTCCTTCGGCTCACAAAATCGTTTGGGGGTTGTACGATGACAACGTTCCACACCGGCCCTCGCCCCTTCCAGGGTGAGAGGCCTCATGCCTACTCGCAGGCTTCATTAAGCGAGGAATTGCTCGGAAATATTCGGCAATTCAATGAAGCGCAACAAGCGGATAGTGGTCTCCGTGTTTTGAGATCGCTGTTATCGCAAATAGTGCGGCACCCAGCCTGGGCAGACGCCAAGCCGATCCTCCACGCCCTCAATGGGCCGGACCCGGTGAAGTGTTTGCCCTTAGCGAAATCCCTGTTGTCACAGACGTATGACAGCGCTGATGAGCAATTCATCAAGGGACAAATTGGTGCACTGGTAAAGAAGTATCCTTTCAGTACTTCGCGTAAAATTGCAGAAGAAGCCGGGATGCGTGTCTTCACGACAGGCGAACGGCGGAATCGGCACATGAACGCCCTCCTTAGGGCGCGACGCGATGTGCACGCGCAGCATGACCTTCACTGGTCGATGCTTAGTATACGCCGTTACATTAGGCGTGTGCTAGGCGATGCTCCACGGTGGGACACCTACCCAGGTGCATGCAATTGGGGGCCCGGAAGTAATGTTGGTGTAACGGGCCGGTTCACGCACTTCGCCAGGAAGCTCTTGGCGGACGAGTGGACCGTGACACCAGCTTGCTATCCCTACGCATTGACTCTGGCCAAGCGACTCCCGATGTTTTGGGACGAGCTAGGTTTCACGCGATCGCTCTTAAGTGAGGATGGGGTGACCCAGATCGTTGTGACTTGTGTGGACTCAGATGAATTTGAAGTCCGCTTCAAGAGTCGGTGTAAGTTCGTAGACTATAACAAGATATCACTTGCCAAAAAAGATGCCGATAAAGACCGAACTATCGCATCGGAGCCCCTCATGAATCAAATGGTCCAAATGGCCTTTGAGGATGACTTGCGCAATAGGTTGCTGGCGGAAGGTTTCGACCTTCGTAACCAGCGGCGCAACCAAGACTATGCCCGGGAGGGCAGCCTTGGCGGGTTCAACCCCCGTTGTACCATTGATCTTCGGAACGCGAGTGGCAGCATTTGTAGGGAATTACCCTATGATTGTCTTCCTCGTAGTTGGTGGATCGCCTTGAATTCATGCCGCTCTCCGAGCTGGCACTATAAAGGCAAGACGACCCGGTATCATGGGTTCGTTTCTATGGGCAATGGGTTCTGTTTCCCCCTTGAGACTCTAATATTTGCTGCGATATGCAATGCTGCGCACGAGTATTGCGCCAGTCGACCGGACTTTGTGGTCTATGGCGACGATATTGTCGTGAGGCAAAGCGAAGCCCTTGTCGTCTTGGAATTACTGAGACGATACGGATTCGCAGCAAACCCGGACAAGACCTTTTTATTCGGTCCTTTTCGGGAGTCCTGTGGAACAGATTGGCACGGCGGGGTCGATGTACGACCTGTGTACCTGGACGATGATCTAGCAAAACTAGAACATCGGATCAGAGCCCACAACGCATTTGTGAGACTTGGTAGCCCCCAATGGGCACCTTGGTTGGCGAGCCATGTCGCCAATAACCTTCCTTCCTTTGTAAGTCACTTCGTTCGCCCTTGGGCGGATGAAACTGACGAAGCGATTGATGGGAGATTCCACATGATGCAACCGGCCAAGTCGACACATTGGGATAAAACAATCCAATGTCCGGCCTGGTATGGCTTGATGTTCATCCCCAAAAGGGACAAGAGCATCGAGGGGCACTCGCGGTTTGCGACCGCGTTGTACCATGCGGCACTAAAGGGTTCCGACTCTGAAATGCCGTTCGCCGAACGTCGTGAGACGCTGGTGAGGGTGGCACGCTTCAGCCACTCGGGTTCCCGGTCTACTTGGGAACCAGAGGCTGTTCGACCGATGGTACGGTTGAGCAGCTCGAGTCTGTTCATTAAGGTTTTTGG